CCGTTGCCACCCCATAGCCAACGTCATACCAAGAATTGCCCTCTTTATGAAAAGTATATTTTGAATAAATTGTAGACCGATAATATCCGGGCTTTAATTCAATAGTGTTTGCAATTTCATTTCGGAAGACTTCATTTTTAGGCAATGATATGGGGTCTTCTTTGCGGAACATAAACAAAACCTCTGTCACAACAACTTCGTTCCGTTTAAGAGATTTATTATATTCTATTTTGTCGACAATATCATGCCAAATAACCCGGTCTTTAACCTCGTTTATATCCGATCCCGTAGACTGTGCAAAAACACAAGTACAGGAAAATAAAATTAACAAACAAACAAAATATCTCACTAAGTCCCCCCTACTTGTACTAGTCTTAACATTAAATGGTCTATTGCTAAATTAGGCGTGCCGGCGTCCGTTGTTCTTATGGAAACATTAACCGTGTCATTGTCCGCTAAATACTAAAATCATAGTGCCGGAACAAGGGTCTTGCCTATTAACTCCCACCGTTTCAAAATGGTTTAAAGCCCCTGTTTCCGTTCCGTTAACACTTAAAGAAATTTGAACATGAACATTTGCCGCGCTTGCTTCAAACGAACCCGCCCAATCAGCAATATAATACCCCGGTTCGGTTACTGTTAATTGACCGTTGCCGTCATGCGTTACATTATGAAGAAAACCGTCTACCATATCAGAATCCGATATATCATACCAAGTATTTTGAACGGCAGCCGCTTGCGTCCAACCGATCTCGTCCCCGTAACAATTACCAAAAACTAAGCCACCGCCACCTACCCAATGGGTGTCCCCTCCTATATCTATTTCCAGATAATTAGTATCAAAGTCGCCAAATCTTCCTAAGTCTGCGCTTGAATCTATTATAAAGAACTGATCTTCTGCATTTGTTTCAACTCTTAAATCGGATAAAGCGTCTGCGCCATAAGAACCCTCATTAATGACTAAACCTCTTGCTAAATTGCTTTGCCCTGATCCTCCAAACGTTCCGGACTCTGTTTGTGTTGTTGAGCCATCTTCTGTGAGTTTCCATCTATTCCCGCCTACGGTCTGAGCGCCTACTCCAAACCCGGCGATCTCCTGGCCTGCGTCTACTCCTGCTGGCACTACCCAGAGGTATAAAGGGTCGGTGTCTGCTGTTCCCGTTGTAACCGTAGTTATGTTTATTAACTGATCGTCTGTTGCTTCATCAAAGAAAGTTTTGTATTCGTCGCTATCCCCAAAAGTCAAGCCTATATCGTCAGGGATTCTAAGGCCAGGAGTTGCAATTATTCCCCCTAAGCCAGTATTAAGAACTCCGTCTACTTTATTATGTGAAAACGAAATCCATTGAGTATTATTAGTGTTTGGGTCAGTATCGGAATGAATAAAAAGCGTGGGATCAGTTTGTATCCCATGATCGAAGTCCTGGTCAAGAGAACTTCCATAATTTCCTATTACAAGTTGATTCCCTGCCGTATCCCCTAACAACCAATCTAATTGATCCCGGTCATAATGTGCGCTTAACCAAGAAATCCTCGATCCATTTTCTAACCAATCAAAAGTGAATTGCCCCCCGGTGGGCCGGTCTGATTTAAAATTTGCCCCCGTTGTATAGATAATATGGTTATAATCCATTTGCCCGGCGGTGTTGACATTTCTTATAATATTATTCGTGCCATTATCTATAATCTTTGCCACATCTTCAGACTCGATCGGGTTATCTAGTATCTGGTTATTAGTTGAATTTGCATCTGCTAAAATCCCGGCCGTGTCGTGGTTAGTTGTAGTATTTCCGGAAACTCCTGAATAAGTAACTGTCAATAATTCAATCCCGTATTCCTCTTTATTGGTTGCCCCTTCACAGGTATTCCCCACAACTGCAACATAGTTTGAACTAAAGACACTAATTCCGGCGGCGCCATTACCGTTTTGCACAACGGTGTTTCCTGAGATCGTACTACTATGCCCGGATTGGACATAAATCCCATCGTTTCCGTTTAGATATGCAACATTCCCTTGAAGCGTCTGAGATACCCCGGTAACAGATATTCCCCGTCCTGCATTGGAAGCACAAAGATTATTGTTTATGATGTTATTCGCTGATCCAAAAATGCCAATATCTGAGCTATTAAGACATTTATTGTTTACCATTTCATTAAAACTATTTGTCGATCGGATACCGCCTAACCCCCCCTCAAAATAACTTTTTTCAATAATATTATATTGTGATTCCACTCTAACGTGTTGTAAGTCGGAATTATTAAAATAACAATCAGAAATTGTATTGTGGTTGCTCCCTGTGTTATCTAACCGGATAGAATACTGATCCGAATTTAAAAAACTTACATTGACTATTTTATTTCTTAATGCAGCTGCATTCCCATCATTAAGTAAATCGTATGGATCACCGTTACCTGCATTACCAAGAATTTGAAAATTTTGTAATACGCAGTCATCTTTACCATTTAAATTAACAATGTGTCCGGTTGCTGTCCATGCTGAGGCGTCAAGAATTGTCCCCCAACCAGAACCGATAATTTGAATTGCGTCATTGTCCATTAAGATTGTAGAATCCACGACGTATGTCCCGGCAAATAATAAAATAACCCCGGCGTTACCGTCCAGTTCATCTATGCAAGCATTAATTCCGTCGGAAGTGAAGGTATCGCACAAAACAATTCTACCGGAAAAAGTCGTTTCAACCTTACCGTCAGCAGTGACTTTAAAGGCAACAAGATTGCCGTCGCTGTCCTTCCCATAAAGCACCCTGCTGTGTGTATCGGGGGCGTTTGATTCATACTTTGGGAATACCCTTGCATGGACAATCCCGGATAACATAAAAAAGCACAATAAAAAAACAATAAGCTTTTTCATCTGATTAACAATCTCCCTTCCGAATCGACCAGTATAGGTACAATCGTGCCTTCAAACTTCCCATAACCAACAATGCTCTTGACGCTTGGGCTTTGTGATTCATACTTGGGAAACACCCGCGCAAAAGCAGCGCTGATCGCCGTTGCAATTAGCAACCCAATAATAAAACCGATTACAAGATTTTTCATTTTCTTAATTTCTCAATTATGCTTGCAACTAAGTTTTTGCGTTCTTCGTCCACTGCCGCCAAAGCAGCTTCAAGATTCTTCTTTGTGCTTTCCACTTCGCCTTTTTGCGTTGCAATGTTCTGTTTCTCGTCGATAACTNCNTTTTTCGCTATCTCAAGATAAGCAACAAAAGCGTTCTTTTCTTCATCAAGTTTGATCCTCTCAGCACTTAAAGCTGCTCTTTCATTCTCAGTTTTTACAGACAAAGAAACAACATCTTCAATGTTCTTGACCTTAGCTTCTCTGGCGTCAAGTTCAGCAGTACGAAGCTTTATATCTTCTGTCGTTTTAAGCTGTGCCTGTCCTGTTGTGGTAATCTCGGCAATTTTCTCCTTTAAGAATTTTTCCAATTCCGCGCAACCATTAAGCGCTGTCCTCAAATTATCCAGTATTGCATTGTGCATAATCTTTCCCCCTTAAGTTATTTTGCCTTCTTTTTTCAAGTTAGCAACTGCTTGATCGTAAAGTATCCTGTCTTTTTCTTCCTTGATTAATTTAGCCCGGTGCCTCTCTCCTCTTATTGCTTGGGCCTTTGTTTCATTAACTATTATCCCTTTGCCTTTTTCCCCTTCCCAAGCGTCCCGATCTTCTTTTGAAGGCAGGAAGACTTCTTCTGTATCATCATAAGGCAACCCGATTAATCCGTTATCTTTGGTCATTTTATCATAGCACCTTTTTAGCCATTGTTCTTCCGTCCCTTTAAATAATTCTGGTTTGGGGGCCGGGTGTAAAACTGAAACTTCTTTATTCGCTTTATAAATTATTCTACATTTTGACATTTTTATTCTCCTTTATTGATCGCCAAAAGCGATAACATGAACCATGTCCGCGTCCGCAGAAGCAGGGGTATCATTATAAGTTAAAATGGTCACACTTCCGGCAAGCGGTGAATTTATCCTAAGCCCACCATTACCAGTTGCGGCAAGTTCCATTGAAGCAACACAAGCATAATCGTCGTTTGCGAAGTCGGTATCCCATGTTACTTGATAATTGCCTGTCCCGTTATCTGCAACGCCTGATACATTATAACTGCCCTGTATTGAAGCTGCGCCGGTAAACTGAACGTAACCCTTAGCAGTTTGCAGGTCTTTAATCGTGATCCGCTTTCTTGCGTTAGAATCCGCGCTATCTTCGATTAACATTATATCTGCTTCAACCGGGGACGGCTTGCTAACCTGGCTTGCAATCGCCTCTAAATTAGCCAAAGGCATTTTAAACCCACCCGATTTTTGAATCTGTGACTTTACCTTAGCCGGGGTCATGTAATCGTCGTCGTCTGTTCCGGCCTCTGCGTCTACTGTGGAAGCTTTCTCAACTGCGCTTAAATCAGAAGCTGTCTTGTTTTCTGGAGCAGTTCCCGCAGCGTCCCAACCCCAAAATTTATTCGCTTCTGGGGCCGGTAAAATAACAGATATGCCCGATTGTGAGGAATCAATTTTAAGCGACCTATCAATCTGCTCTTGCTGCTGTTGAGCAATCATAACATCCCTATCGTAAACTTCCTCGGTAACGGCTGCCGGTGTTGGGGAGTTATCTTCTAAGTCTTTTTCTTGGGTAAGCGGTAAAACCCTTCTAATACTTAAATTCTTCGCTGAGGCTAATGATCCCCCAAGCAAAGTTACATTCCCGCCAGAGGCAGTCCCCGCGCCTGATACGGTATAATCAGTATTTAAAACCAAAGCAGTCACGGCACCGGTAGAAATTAATATTTCTTCAACCGTTAATTCCGAAGCCGCAAAGATTTTAAACGCATAAGCAAAAACGGTGGTTACGTCGTCCCCTGCATAAATGACTTTATTATCTGTGCTTGTTACTGGCATGGCTTTACCCTCTCTTTAGTTATAGACATTAGCGCAAACTCCTTTGCGGTTTCCCTAAGTTCTTTTCAACAACATAACTTGACCAACCTAATAATTTTAAAATTCCCCTGGTTTCTTCCCCTTCGGAAACTTCTTTTAATCCTTCTATCCAATCATTAATTGTTTTAAAAGGTATCCCGGTTGCAAAGCCTACGGTTTCAGAGAAGTTTTTTAACGCGTCCATAACGTCTTCCGTTCTAATATCATCAACGGTTAAATCCTTCATTGCTTTAAAAAGCCCGTCGGTAAAAGTCAATGCCGGGATTAAATCTCTGCGAAAAGTCTTTAATCCTAAAGNCTGTCGGATCATAGTATCGAGCATATCTTTAACAATAAATATCCCATTAAAAGAACCCAGGGATTGCGGCCCTTAACTGTTCGTCTTTATTCCATTTTCCAAAATCACTTACCCACTGGAAGAACATAGGCAGTATAAAATGATAAATCAAAATTGTCTTCGCTGCTTTTTTAGCACTTATTTTGCCGGCTACTAAATTTCTGATCGCCGAATATTCTTTTCTAAAATATTGATTCTGAGAAGAAGTAAACATTGTAAACATTTTCTGAAAAGTATTACCTCTTTGCCAAACTGATAATTGCGACAGATCAGCAGATTGCTGCGTTGCAGAAGTCACCTTCTCAAACTCTGCCATAGCTTTTTCTTTACTTCCTGTCTTGTCTAAGGTATGTTTATATACAGACCACCCGCCGAAAAGGATTGCCCCTCGATCTCCTAATTTAGTCGTAATCATTAAAGAGTTTAAGAAGTTCGGGGATTTCTTAAAAGCTGCCCATTCTTCTGAGGCCATAGCGTCGCGAATATCCCTGGTCAAATTTGCACCCCTGGCCTTTAATACCTCAGACTGATTTAAAATATTAACTGATTGCATAGGGTGTTTGGCGAAATCATTAATCCCGGAAATAAACGCTTTCGTTGAGATCGCGTCGGCATAAGCTACGAAGGAAACTAACTGCTTTAATAGTAGGGCCAGTTTAGCGGCTAAAGCTGCGCGAGTAAAACCTATTCTTAATTTATCCCACGCCCCGAAGTTCTTTGATCTATTAATCCCGCCTCTGGTAAAATCTTGAATAAAATCATTTACAACCTTTCGCATTTCCGGGCCGAACTTTTTGTCGATAGTATCCTTTATTTCATTGTCCGAAAAAATATCGTTAATCTGTCTTATCTTATCCGACCAGGTTTTGAAGTGTTCCATTTCGATTATATGCTTTTGTAAAACTGCAATATCGGATTGAATCTTGATCGGCTTAATGTTTTCAACTCTTGACTTTATCCCGCCTGGGGCAATGGATCGCCTGAATCCCTGCTCTTTTAAGAAAGTGTCGGTTGTGTCTTTGTCTTTATGCTCTCTACTAATTGGGCTGTAAAATTCATTAAAAGGAAGGTTAACTCCGTAAGTTTCCCGGTATACAGGATTTACAGTATTATAAAATTCTTTGTAAAAATCTAACTGAGCTAACGCAAAATCCTTGTCCTCCTGGGTGAGAAATTCTTCAACCGTTTTAATCATATCTTGAGTATAGGCATTGCCTTTTTCGCTAAAGAAAGTTTCCTGCAATGACGGGTCTTGAAGTTCCATAAATAATTTTCTGGCTTCTGATTTTGCTTAATTCAAGTTGGATTTCTTCGCCTCTGGCATTTTTAAAAGTGCCTAAATCCTTAATGACGGAATCTTCCTGAAACTTCTTAATCATTTGCTTTTCTGTGGTAAACCCAAAGGAATCAAAAGCTGATTTAATAACTTTCTCGATTGCAATTCTAACCCCTTTTTTCTCAGCAGTTTCAACTTTTCTAACGCTTGCGATTTTTTCCAAATCACTTTCACCTGGGGCGACCTTATCATCTATTGCAAGCTCATTCATCAGGTTATCCCAACCAAGCATTTCTTTGAAGGGAGAGGATAGCGCCCGGCGGATTTTTGTCCCCATTCCCTCGATTCTTGATTTGCTTGGTGTTTTGTTTCCTATAATACTATTTAAAGATTTCTCTCTTTGTTCCCTTCTTTTTGTCGCCTTCTCAACTGTTTTAAGAAAAGCCAGGTCTTTACCACCCTGTTTAATTGTGGCAATATCGTTTAATAATTGTGTTCTTTCCTCGATAGACATAGGTTGCCCGGAAACTAACTCAAGCAATCTGTTCTCGACCACAACATCAAAAGGCGGAACTTCTGTCCCTATCTTCTCAAGGTTAGAGCTTAATTTTGCTTCTGCCTGAGCCTGCGTTAATTTAAGCGAATTTCTAAGAATATCTAAGGTCACTTGTCCCTCAGGGGTAAACTTGCCAACGGGTTTCCCGGCTTGTTTTCTAACCTTAGTTGTCTTTAAAACTTTCTTAATCTGAGATTTAATCCGTCTTGATTGGTCTGCTTTTTCTAATTTAATAACCCTGTCTTGAATTTCAGGTAATGATTTGATTAATTGCTGTTCAGTCTGGATATTCTTAATTGCACGAATAAACTTAGCCTTGTCCTTAGCTGCAAGCTTAGACTGTTCCAAGCCTTTTATAACTTCTGTTTGAACTGCCTTAATCTCCTGCTTTGTTCTGGTCTTTTCTGTTTTGAATTTATCCCTGATTTCAATTAACTTCTGGCTAAAAGCAGGGGGGAGTTTTCTTTCTTCCCTTATTACCTCAGCAGCTTCGGGCAAAGGTTTAACAACTTTTTTTACCGGCTTAACAGGCTTGACTTCTTCTATGGGGACTTCTGCTTTTTCAGTTGCTATAATCTTTTCGACCTGTTTATCTGTGATCTCTGGAACTTCTTTTGGTTTAACCTTACCCCTGCGATCTCCAATTATCTTTAATGTCTGCTGAACTCCTGCCCGCGTTGCACCGGGTAAAGCCAATATCCCGGCTTCAACTAATAATTCTTCACCGTTAGGGATTGACGCAACAATCCGATCAAACATCTTCTCTGGGTTATCCGCGCCGAAATCTTCAACTCCTGTTATAGCTTTTAATAAAGCGCCTACTCTTTCTTCCCCTAACTCCTCTAAGAATCCATTATATCCGGCCTTAGTAAACAATCTTGTCACGCTTTGGTTTGGGTGAAGCTTTTTATATAACTTAGCCAGTGAATTTGCTAATCGCTTCGGGATTAATTTCTGTCCGACCTTGCTTATCTCCGGCCCTAATTCTTCACTAAAGTTTTCGATCACAACATCACCAAAAGCTTTCATTGCTGAGATATGAGGCTTTTCCCTGGATTCCTCGGCAAAACTGTAATCCGGTTTCGGTAAGTTCTAAAGAAGCGTTGACCTGTCTTTCGGCATAACTATCAACCACCCTATGAGGCATAAAAAGCGGTTCTAAATAACAGAACTCGACAACTTCCCGGCTGCTTTAGACGTAAAGTTTAATACTTTCTTTNGGNTCATTTGTTGAGCTATCTTTTGTATAGTTTTTTCTGTCGCCTTTTGCCCGACCTTAGCGATCCCGCCGGTTGCCAAAAATTCTAACATAAACCCCGGCAAGGCTGCTGCCCCTTGAGTTATCCTTCCGCCGATAGTAAATCCCCTCGCCTTTTCTTCTTCGGCCTTTAATAGAAAATTGTTTATTCGGTTGACGTCATTTTCCCTTTGCCCTGGGTTTTCGGAATAATCGTCGTCCCGAAGGCGGTTAACGGCGTTCAATAACAACATTCCCTTGACCGCGCTTTCCGGGTTAAACGNGATCATTTCTGTTTTATCCTGCCTGATAGCTTGCTCAAAATATCCAATCGGCCCTTGCTTNTTCCAGTCTGCGCGTTGCTTGTCGGAAACTTGAACAACGGATACAGGTTCATCAGTACGCTTTAAGCTCATAACATCACCTAAGCGCATAGGCTTTTCTTCAAAAGTTGAGTTTCCACTAACAAATTCTGACAATCTTTCTGGCATTACTGAACCCTTTCAACCAACGGCTCGCCGTCAATATCAAAACCGACAACTTTAACCGTTCCCGCCGGGGTGTTTATCGTTTGGTTTAATTCATATTTTGCCCGGTTCGGATTAACTTTTTTCTGTTCCTCAGCTACGGTTTTATCCAAAGCCTTTTGAACACTTTCTGCCGTTATTTGTAAACCTGTTAAACTTTTAAAAAATCCTTTTGTTAATCTATTTCTTGAAACAGCAGCAGCGTTGCCTTCAAAAATGGCAGTTGATAAATCCCGGATCGTATCCATTGCAGCATTGATTAATCCCTTATTCCCTTTTTGTTCCTCTATTAATTCTAAAGGGTTGATCGTTTTGTTTATAATGCTTTTTGCGTCGTCTAAAGATAATCCCCCGGTACTATGAGTTAACAAGACCTTACCTCTAAACTTTCTAAGTTCATCTATATTGTTATCATCAAGGNTGTAATATTCACTCATTAATTTAAAAAGGTTATCGTCTTTAGTTCTTGCTCTCACTGCCTTTTCAGATAAGGCCACCCCGATTAAATTCTTCCCGATTAAATCAGAAATCTCCTGTGCGTCGGTAGAATCCTGAACCTCAATCGGTGATAGTTTACCCTCTAAGAAATTTAAAATCGTAGCCCCTTCGGTCATGTGAAGCTGTTCATTGACTAAAGCAGTTGCTTCTTTCTCAACCCTTGCTTTTGCTTTATCAACTAAGGTAAAGGCATTGACCTTTTCTTCCTCTCCGAAATCGTAAAATCCCTCGTTTAATTTAAGTTCGGCAAGGGCAGGATCATCTTGCAAGTCTTTTCTGAACTCTGCCTTTATCCAATCTTTATCCCGTTTAAGTCTGTTCTTGGCTGCGTCTTCCCGGCTCATGATCCCTGAGTTCACCAGTTGGTCAATCTTCCGATCATGCAATGCAATAACATTGTTTCTTTCTTCTCGGCTATCCGTTGCAATATATTGATTTTTTGATTGCTCGGTAAAGGTTATAAACTCGCCCATTGTGGAATCGGTGATCTTCTTAACAAAAGAATTGTTAACCCTTAATGCAGAAGTATTAGATTTGTTAGCAGCGTCAATAGAAAATAAATCCCGTTCTAAAGGTAATGTGATAAATTGAGAAGCGTCATTCTGCGCCTGCTCGATCTCTGAGTTATAAAATTTCTGTCTTTCCTTTGATGTGTCTGTATCCTGTAAAGCGTCGCTTTCAATCTGGCTTAACCTGGTGCTAAGAAAATTCTGGGCTTTGGTGCTTTCTTCCACTCTGCGGATATTGTCTAAATCTTTAATTATATTAGTAAGTGCTAATGCTGATTCCTGTAATCCTCCGCCTAACCCTGCGGTATCTCCCCTTCTAATAAAAGGGCTTTCAGGGGATATTTGCCTTTCTGTTGGCCCTATTCTCGGTATTCTTGCCATAATTAATCTCCTGTCGCTTGACCGATTTTATCCGTTGGTATGTCTTTAAATTTAGTTCCTGCCTTTACCCCTGCACTTAATAAGGTTGTAATAGCTCTGCGCGTCCCGGCTCTTTTTGCTGCCTTAGCCCGAAACCCTCTTATTCTGGCTTCGCTTTCTAACCGTTGTGCTTTGAGTTCAGCATTATGCTTTGATATTGATAAATCCATTTCCGCGTTTGTCAACGATTCATGGGCAAGAACAATCGGGCTTCCAGTATAGGAAACACCGGCCTTTGCGAAAGCTGCCCTCTGACTTCCCATGATTTGTGCAATCTGTTTTTTCTTTTGGAATTGGTTTAATACTTCACTTGCCCGGACATTCCTTGCTTCCTGTTCCGCGATAGAGGCATTAAAGTTTTCAATTCTTTCCTGTTCTGCCCCGGCTTGAAACTGTCCAAAAGCATTTAATCCCCCTGCCGCAAAACTTAATATGGCTAATTCTGGCCCGCCTAATCCCATGTTATCTCTCCTTTACATCACTTCTTAATACGATTGCCAAAATAAATAATGGTAACGGTTGATCTTGTCTGATTAATAACTCTGAATCTTTCCGCCACGCTGTACCAAAATGCTTCTCTATATCGCCTGTAACTAAAGGCGGGGCTTCTCCATGCGGTAAATTCGGCTCATTAAAGAAAACAGTATCGAGATTGTCTTCATCTAATCCGATTTTTAAACCCAGACTTCTATAAACCCTAATAGTAGACGTATAAATTCTTCGGGTCTTTGTCTGTCCTGTCCCGGTTGCGCTGCCGTCACCGAGCTTTAATAATTGTAAATCGCCGGTATAAGGTAATCCAACATGGATCACGGCTGCCTTATGGATTAAAGTTATCGCCCCGGTAGCAACAATAAAGGTTTGTTGCCCTGCGGGAACTCCACCGTCAACAAAGACGGAAACTCTCTCCCCTTCTAAATGGTCTAACCCACTGACACTTGTTACCATTTTTCTTACTTCACCGCCTGAAATATAATTCTTAAAGGCAGAACCGTCAATATCGTTGCCGTCCAAATCGGTCAATGAGAACGTATTCGCCCCGGCCCCGGTGATTAAATAATGGTTCCCGTTGAGTTCCGTTGTCCCAACAACTCCGTCAATCTTAACCTGGTCTAAATTAGAGAAGCCGTGGCTATTTGCTGTAATCACGACGGGATCAGCACTGGTCGCCCCGGAGATCGTTTTCGGATCGTCTAAGGTCAAAGAGCTATCTAATCTTATCGGCTCCCAATCGTCGACAAAATCTTCATCAGAGAAATATTCGACAAAGCGTTTAGTCACCCCGTTTATATTTCGATTTGTAATAACCCAGACTTGATCGTCGTTGTCGTCCCTGGGTATGATTGCAACGCTTTCAAATACTCCGTTGCCTCTTGAAGTCTGCCCGGCGACAAGTCTACTCCAACCTAAAACCTCTTGCTCTGCGTCCCTGGTTAAAACCGCTATCTGCCCGTCATTCCTGACCACCCAAAGCCTGTCATTCGGTGATTGCTGTTGGGCCATGTCCTTTGCCCCTAAACCGTCTTTTAAAATATGATCTGCGAACAAGTTCATGTTTTTAGCCCGCCTGACGTCTATCTCCACAAAATAAGATATTTCCCTGGCTTTGTTTAAATCGCGTTGTATGTAATAAATATCATTACCAATAAATGAAGGTCTTAATTTACTTGAACCGTAGATTGCGTTTGATCTAACTACGATTGCCGAAGGAGTTATCGGTTGATCCTCTGTCCCTGAAAATGCAGAGAACTGTCCCCCAGAAGTGCCTATCTCTAAAGTCCGGGAACTGGACGCAAGCCACCTGATCGCATTAACCTGCCTGGTGTTTATCTTGTATGCGTAAGATTTATCATCATCTGCCGAAGTAGTATCAAAGTTATCAAAAGAATTGGGAACACTTCCCCAGAAGCTTTGCGGGCTTTTAGACGTATTGGCATAAACTAACCTTTGTTCGTGGAACTCAACCGTTGCCGGCCAACCTTGATCGTCACTAAGCGCACCCTCAGCAAAATCATTCGTTGCAGAATCTATCCCCAAATTCCCAGGGGTTCCGTCTGGTTCAGCCTGGATTATCGCGGAAGCTAAAACACTGCTTGAGATACTGGTTAATCTAACAACACCGTCTTTAATTATCCAAAGGCTGTCACTGTGTCCTGCGGTGAAAACTGCGAAAGAAGATAAAATTGTTATTGCTGCGGTGCCTGAACTGGTAGAGGGATTAAGTGATCTTTGCGGATCGACATTTGTATCTAAAAATGGGCCTCGAACAAAAGTAACCTTTGTCAAGGAAAACGTTGTTGCACTGACACGCTGCAATTTGTACGGATTATGGGAAGGGTCGAGTAATATATAATGTGTCTGCGTCCTGAGCAAAAATGCAGATCAAAAAAGCTGTGCCTCAGTGTATGGGGTTGTAAGCTCTACCGGCGTTGCCCCAGAAACAACCTGACCGTTATTTGCATAAAATCTAAAGTATAAGTCCCCTGCTTCTATAACATAATTCTGAGTAGTAGAAAATTGGAAAGGAATTAACCGGGTTTTTTTAGTGCTGTCCTTAGTCGTGGCGACATAGACAGTCCCCGGCCTAAACAAGGCCCCTCCGACTTGGTGGATAAGCCAGTTCTTTAATAATTTACAACCGTTGGTGAATTTAGCAAAATCAAATCTACCAAACAGTCGAGGGGATATTTCCCCTAAAGTAAAGTTACTTTGTGCATAAGTACTCTTTGGCATAGTTTAACTCCCAGGGTGCCATGTTTCTTCGCCGGCATTTGCTCTTGCCCAGGGAATACCTGCAAGCCTCGCATTTTCCCATTCATCTTGTAAGGGGAATTGTGGGGTACCCTGTTGAGAATCGGCGGCGATTGCATAAGGAAGCCTGACAGTTTCGTATTCTTCAAGCAATCCCCTGGCTTCACTCCTTGCCTCTGTTAAGTTAAATGCTATCTCGGCTGCTAATCTCGTTGCAAGTGCTGTGGTAAATGAAGGGAAGTACTTTAAAGGATCGTCTATCCTAACGGTATAACCGATTTTTAATGCCGTAGTATCAGACAAGATTTTGTCTTTTTCAAGCTTAATAATCGCGGTACTGTCACTCTGTGCAACCAGTTTAAGCATACCGGAAGGCCGGGCATAAACAACGGTCATGCCGTCCTCTGTGTAAATCGGGTCTTCATCTAAGGTTGCTAAAACTGCCCTCTCTTGCGCGAAAGTCCAGTTGTGCGCGACTAAAACTTCGTCCCTAATATCATCATAAACAGCATTAACAATCCTGCCTTCCGGGGAATCCTCAGAGAAAGAACTAATCCGTTTTGCCCCAATTTTTAACAATGCCAAATTCGCTAAACCTACTTTTGATGTTGACACATCAACCTCCTTATGGTAAACTTAGTATATGGAAAAAACTTGTCCTCGATGTAATAAAATATTTAATACTCCGAAAAGTAGGCAAAAATATTGTTCTCGAAAATGCTTTGGTGCTAAGCGCAAAACTATTTGCCCTGTTTGTAAAAAACTTTTTAATACATACAGAAAAAACCAAAAGTATTGTTCTACATCTTGCTTTGGCAAAGCAGGAGTTAATAAAGGGAAACATCACTCGGAAGCACACAAAGCTAATATCAGCAAAACTCTTAAAAGAATTGGTCATTGCCCCCCGCACTCCCCGGAAATAAATAGAAAGATTTCTAACTCTATGACAAAAATGTACGCTATTAATAGCAATGGCTATATTCATAAACATTTGCCTAAACACCCGTATGCTACAAAATCGGGTAAAGTTTTGGTTCATCGTCTTATTATGGAGAAACATCTTGGACGCTATCTTAAATCTACGGAGGTTGTTCACCATATAAACGAAAACCGTCAAGATAATCGCCTTTCTAATCTTATGCTTTTTCCCACCAGAGGTTCTCATCGTGCCTTTCATTTAAAAGTTAAATAAGGGGAAAGGGGGTTTGAAGCCCCTCTCCCTCTTAATCTGCTTTAATCCTGGGTGTAGAGAACAAGAATCTTGATCGTACCAGTTGCAGTTGATCCGCCGGAAGTTGTAATTTGAATCTGGTTATCTCCTGTTGCCGTACCGACAACATAATCCTGACCGTCAACCAATGAGGCTAAGACCGCGCCGGCTGCCGAAGCGCCCTGCGCCCCAACTGCCACGTATCTTGCCCCTGCTGCACTATCACCAACGGAATAGGTAATAGCCCCGGCTAATGCGTCGTGAGAAACACGCACCAACTGAACTCTTGCCCCTGCGGGTAGATTTTCACCCATTACAATCGTTGAGGCGTCTGCTAAAGCTGCTGCCTCATAGGTGTCAATCATAGCCTTTACTCTGCCGTCAACTAACCCTTTAGCCAATTGGTTTGACAGCCCCCCGGCTCTAATCGCCGTTCTGGTGGTACCGTATACAGTCGCCATAATAAAACTCCTTCGTTTAAGTTAATTTTTTAGTTATCGACGTAAGTCGTTTATTATCAAGACTCTACACATGCCATTTCAACGACGCGTGCTTCTTCAAGCCGAGTTGCACCTAAAGTGCTGCGTAGATAAACCTGCCATGCGTAGTTTTTGTCCGGTCTTTCATCAATCCGGCCCATTACATCACGTTGAATTGCCAGTTGTAAACCCTTTCGCTGCCACCAGTAAGTTAATCTCCGAGAAGAAGCGTCAACGCTTAACTGCTCACTATGTAAAAACGTGAACCCGACCCAGGTGTCAACTTCGCCTTGAACCAATGCTTTTATGGTGTTATAGTCTGAACTGGCGACTTCATCAATGGACAGAAGTTCTTCAAACTGCTTTGCGGAAATTACACAGAAACGGTCTTCTTTGTCTACTTCCCCGGCGTCGAGAATCTGCTTTGCTTCAAGAATCTTTGCTTTGGTAATGCCTGCGCCTACGGTTGTCTTTTGAGCAGCGCCCAAAGTAACTTCCGTTGCCCCGGTCTTACCGGTAAAGGCACTTCCGCCTAAAGCACTGATAAGCAATTCATCAGTCTTTCGGGCCATTGCGGCCTTCTTCGCCTGCATATAAGTTGATTTGGGATCAACTAACATTTGCAGAGCTTCAAACGGGTCTTCGAGGGTGTTTGAAACATAATGGCGGGGGGTAACTCTCCGACGTCTATGATCCGGGCTTTGCAAAGGTGTATCTTGCAAGCGGGACATAATCTCGATCATTGAATCTTCGCCGTATTGGTCGTAATACTTTTCTTCGCCTGTCCAGTTGGTGTCGACCAAAGCACCTCTCCTTAGGCGGTTATCTACCTGTTGCGCTAACAAGGTGATCGTATCCTGATACTGCTTAACAAACGCGGTGGTTGGTGCGCCCCATAATTCAACTCCTTTTTTAAGGTTAACAAAGTTAATTTACAAGGTGTCCTAAAAAGGGCTTGTTTGCTACATTATGGGCTTCTTGCGAAGGTATCCACACTACATTTTAAACTGTTGAGGGTCGGCTATCTCTCTGTTGGGCCAAATTCTGGTTCTCCTTTAGATTCTTCGCCGGGTTTCCTCATTATAAACTTATAAGCTTTCTCTCCAAGCTCGAATACTTCTCCTTTTTGCAAACTGTTCTTTGAAGCCGGGACAACGAATATCTCCAAGCACTTCAACCTGAGTTCTTCTCTTGTCATTGGCATTATTGCTGCCCGCCTTCTGGATATGCTAATTGATATAAATTGTTTTTCTCTTTAATCAAATCCGGGTATGAAGGATCAGTTTGCTCAGTTGCCATAATCTTTGCGTTTATATCTTTAAGCTTTGACTGTGCGATCTGGGTTGTCATGGCTAAGTCTGAGTGTTCCCCGCGATTCAAAGCGTCTTCTGAAATCTTCTTCCCGATATTAGCAAGAAACTTCATCACTGCCGGGTTATTGCCCAAATCACCGAAAGCGTCGATTGCCCCTTGACCTCCAAACTTCAAAACAACTTTATTCGCTAAGGCTGTGTTTGCGTCAAACTGTCCGGCCCACTCCTGCCGTAAAGCCTTAACAGCTTCATTCATAGCCTCGGTTTCTGCTTTATCTCTATTAATCAAAGCTTGGTTTAATCTCGTTGCCTGCCATGTATTTAAAGCCTCAGCTTGTGCTTGAGTTAATCCGATCTTGTGCGCAAGTTCTTTGTATTCCTTCTCTGTTTCCGGGGTTGTGATTAATTCTTTGTGCGCGTTCTCAAGCGGGGCAAGCTTGTAAGCATCTGCTGTTTCAGGGCGGCCTAAACTATTATAGAATGTCGATCTTTCTTCATCTGTTGCATTTTCTGCCGGGACAATAACGCCTTTTCTTCCAACTAACTTTGCTAACTCGATATGGCCTTTCGCCATGTTCACAAAATTGCCTTTATACTTGGATATGTTCGGATCGTTTTTAACATCATCATCAAGAGAATCAAATCCTGCCGGGGTTGCTGCTTTAGTCTTTAAATCATTAATTCCTGTGACTAATCCTTCAACTGTTTTAAAACCTGCCAACGATTCATTTGCTAATAAATCGTCCGGTAATGCTGTTTCTTGGTTGCTCATAATCTCTCCTTTTCCTGGGTATTTTAAAATGATTTTTCTTTTCAATAAACATACAATTATTAAATAAATAGTCTTTATCACTGTCAATGCGGTGTATAATCGCATTTTCCATTAATCCTGCATTATCTCTAATCCACAATCTTTTAAGTTCTTCTTTGGTAATACAACATTTCACCCCCTTTTTAAAATAATGATGCCCTTTATTTCTACAGCGAGAAACAACGCTTTTATAAGTTCTTAACCAAGGGTGTTTCTCCCATAGTTCATCTAATCGGGGCTTTCCCTTCTCGCGAAAATAAAATCGACTATATGTTAAAGCATCTTCTTTTAATTTATAAGCCATTCGATTCCTTTTCTGGTTTTGGTATAATTTTTAACCTGGTTTCTATATTTATAACAACTGCACGAAGCCCCTCATTAAACGCCATTTGTGCCAGGCTATCGGCAATCGTGGAATTATAACAGTAACACCTTTCTCTTAAATCTTCTAACACAAGTTGCCCTTCTTCTGTGTTAAACATATTCATATAAACTCGGTCTAATTCTTCTTCGGACAACTGCAATAATTTTATAGAAAGTTGGTTCCGATTAATTGCTTCCACTTGCTGTCCCCCTTAATTTCTCCCTTGTTTTTATTAGCTCTTTCATGTCGTACGATTCTGGTAAACGGTGAAATTTCTTATAGTCAATATTCTTTTCTTTGAATAACAATTTTCTTTTCTCAAACTTGCCGTCTTCATCATCTTTAATCAGTTTGGCAAATTTGCAAATCAATATCTTTTCCCAGGGGTGTATATCTATTTTGTTATTCCAGTTGATAAAAGATCGCTTCATTAAATCTTCTTCGGCTAAAGACATATTCTTAATATCGTAAATATGCTTCAATACCAATCTGATTAATTCCTGTAAACTCGCTGCTTTCCTGGTTCTGACTTTAAATAACATTATGCTTCCTGCAATACCTTCCCGGCTTCTGCGCCTGTCTTTATAGTCTGTGCGCCTTGCGCTGCTAAGGCCGCTTGCTTTTCTTCTTCGGCTACTGCTGCCTTCTGTTCCCTGATCCCGGCAACTACTTTATCGTCATGTAATATCTCAGGGCTTACGTTTTTAATCTTTGCGATTACATCAACAACCGCGTCTTCATTGATCTTGTCTAAAGCTGCCGGCTTAAATGCTGCTATGCTTGATACATCAGCCAGGAAGCTTTCAATCTCGAATATCTCGCTTGACCTCTGAACCTTAGCCAACGGGGAGATATAGACAATCTCTAACTCCTCGCCTTGTATCTCCTCAGGCGGGAGCGGGAACTCACCATTTCTAAACAAGATCGCGAATACTCTCAAAACTGTGGGGTCTAAAACTTCGTCTGTGAATCTTCCAACTACCGGCCCTAATAAGACCAGGTTCTCGGCAATCCTTCTCTGAACCTCAGGGATAGTCATTTGCTTGGTTATATCTGAAATAGCCCTAAATAAAGGCACAAAGAAGCCCGCTTCAACATTCTTCTGAACTTTGTCCATAACTTCTAAGGTTATCGGAATATTACCACTCACCGGAATTGGCGCTAATGAATCAGGTTTCAATTTATTATCTCGATAGTTCAATGCACCTGGATTGAAGTTTAAAGGCAATAGAAATCCTTTACCCGGCAGATGTACTGGCGGATCAGCGATCTTCATTGCTGACCTTAGAAGTGTCTTTTGCTGTGCATTGATTAATTTAATATCTGCGAACACGTCCATTGCCGGGGAAAACCCGAATGTTTCTAACGGGTCTTTATAAAATCTACCCACTGAATAGGGGAACTCCTGGAATCCGCCTTCACTGATTAAATGCTTTTTTGACTTCTCGGCCCATATTGACTCAAAGGGCATATTCAAAGAATCCACTTTACCGGGATTGAAAACCTCTCTCGGCCCGACATAGTGCATGAAGTCGACCATATCCTGGGGCTTATTCTTGATTTTCTCTGTAACCACTTCACCGGCTCGCTTGCCCCATAAATCAAAGGCTTGTTGCACTGTGTATTTAAAACTCCTGTAAACTCGATCAACTCTGCCTGATGTATCTTCCTCGAAGTTAATCCCGTTCATGGGTATGACTTTGAACCTGACCTTATCTATCGGGTCTTCCTCAGTGAACACAACACCAGTTCCGAAGCAACCGGAATCAACATAAAATTCTTGGAAAGTAGTATCAAAGTTCGAAGCATTTAAAACTGAAAACATTCTATCTTCAACCGTCTTAAACCAAATCTGGACGGCCCGGCTTTTCATCTTGGATAAATCCCTGGTCTGTAACTGGAACCACTTTGAAGCGGGGTTAGTCAAGTTAGAATGAAATCCGGCAGCCATGATCTTTAAAGACCTGATCGCTGTGCTATCGAATAAATGGTTGAGCTTTAATCTCTCCCCGATAGTCCTGATCGTGGTCTGCCAAGCTTTCCGGGGTAAACAGAAATCGGCTAAGTCCTGGTGATAATCTCTCCAATTGGCATTTTTATTCTCTAAAACATCATTCTGAGTAAACAGTTTTTTAATGTCAATAGCCATTTTAAAGCCCTCTCAAATAATGGGATTCAATTTTTCGGTATCCTAACATTTTATAGTATCTGTCCATTTTCTCACCGTCGTGATCCTCTAAGTGTGAAAGTGTAATCACTGTGTATTTCCTTTGCCTGAGCTTGTCTTCGACCATTCTTAAAAACTTCTTGGTCAATGTCCTATAACCTTTTTTAAGATAAATAAACAAGCAGTGAAACATCTTGTCTTTGCTTAATATATTCGGAACATATATTCCCGCGATCAATCCGAAGACCTCTGAACCCTTAACACCTAAGTAAACGCCTTTGCTTTGAACCAGGTTGTGAATCGTCTTTCTGACAATCTCTTTGTCTAATAAAATGTTCGGTGCTATAAATTCTTTTTTGTCGTAACTATCCACTAATTCGTTTATAACCTTTGATACGGATTCACTCGCTAATTTAACTTCTATCACGCCCCACCTAAAAGAGTTTTCCGGGCAACATCTCCCGCACCTAACGGCGCACCGCCTGGGCCTGTTAACTGTGTCTGCCCCCCGGCTCTAAGAATTGTCTGCCTTCTCTTTCTTAATGCTGCCGTAGCTTTGCTCTTTGATTCTGCTTCCAATGCTTCCGGGGTGGGAATAGGTACTTGCCTGGATTGCGCTTCATCTTGCGCCCTCTTAAAAGACTTCTTCCCTTTTCTCTCTGCTTTAGCGGAAGAAGCTGCCTGACCTACTAATGCAACGACAAGCGCTGTGACTGGATCAAACCCCATAATAAACCCCCTATCCCATTATTGCGTGTCTTGGTAATCGTCTTAAATCTCTGGTAGCTAATAAATTGTCCTCTGTAATCCCATAAGCAGGCTGTCTGTCTTCCCTGCCATAAATACTAAATCTGTCGTCTTTATAATCTTGTTGGAACGCCCATTGTAACATCTTGTAACAATCTCCCTCACCTGGGCTTCGGCCTAATCTCTCTTTGATGTCTTCCTTAGGCTCAATCTGTAATACTCCACGTTGATTTGTGAAAAATTCTTCTTCCATTAAATCTTCGATCATCTGTTTAGCCTGTGGCTGGAATGTTGCTAATCCGTCCCGGCCTCTTTTCTGGGTAACGAATGAAGCTTCACTTCTCATGTTCTGATATAAAGGTCTTTCCGTCCCGTCGTCCATTAAGTCAACCTCTGAGCTTTTCCCGGAACCGTGGAACTTAACGATCCTGATCCCCTGGGTGTAAGATTCAGGCATATTGCATAACTCCTGATACGCCCCTATTCCTAAGCCGTCACAATCAACTATGATAAAGAACCCGTTAACTTGGTGGCACATCTGAACTGCTTTAATTGCAATCTCTGTCGGGGTCATGTTTGCTTTTTTGTAAAGATTTAAAATATCTCCACCGTTCCCGGACATAAAAACGTTATCGTCCATGCCTTCGCCGGCAGGATCAACCGAAACGCCAATGTTGGAAGCGTGCCTTGCTAACAATCCGTCTTTAGCGTGCATATTTAAAATCAAACTCTGTGGAAATGTATTGTTTAATGCAGTATCGGGAATCTGGCCTAATACTCTGCTGACCCAACGCGGGTCTTCTTCTCCCCACTTCCTGCGTTTGTCCTCAACCCACTCATAAGAAGCAAGACCGGGGATCATTGTCTTTTTGTGTATATAGTTTGGATTCTCTAAGCATGAGAAGTTGAATACTATGTTGTTCTTTTTATCTCTTAACCCTTTAGCGAATCTTCCTGTTGCCCTGGTCGGATTGCCAATAAATATAACTAATACTCTTTCGGAAGTCGTGATCGCGTCTATCTGGTCATAGATATTATCTTCAACTGCTTGAGCCTCGGAAACGATAACGCAAATATTCGGGGAGTGGAATCCCTGGAACTTACCACCGCCACTATCTCTTGAAGCGCCTGTTTCCTTCGTGGTAAAACCTATTAAATACCAATCTTCTTTTNTGATCTCTAAATATGGGTTAGCATAAGCCGTCCCGCCTAAGTCGATCTTTCTGTTGTTCCAATGACCTAAGGTTTCAGCCCACATTATCTTTTTAACCTGTCTATCGGTGGGTGCAGTTTGAATAACTATCGAGGGCGAGAAGCAATGTAAAAACCAGGGAGAGATTGCAGCACATATATAATCTTTACCCAGGGCATGACCCGAGCCCAATATAGATCGGCTTGTGTTCGTCCATTGCCCGGTTCAAAGTATTGAGCAACTGATCTTGAAGCTTCCATATCTTTTGAACCCCTAATATCTGGTCAATGTATGTCTGGGGTTTATCTCTCCAATTATTCAATAATAGAGAGGCTTGATCTTTCGTCAACTCTTGGGTGTTTTCCATTTCCCCGCCGTCTTCCTTCTTTTCTTCTTTGTGAACTCCATTGCCTCTAATTAAATCGTGTAACTGTCCGACTAAATGATAGTGAGTGTGCTTTGAATTGTCTATTGTTGGCAACTGGTCTACCATGTCTGTAATGTTGATTGCTGTAAACTTAGCAAATGCCGGGTTATATAAACCTTGTAATCCGTTCTGGATAATGAAGTCTTTTTGAAGTTCGTTTGGCTACATGTGTAAAAGTCTGCGAAAACTCTTTTTGATAAGAAGAGTGCTTTTCGTCTATCCAATCGTAAACTGTTCTAATGCCTACCTTTACAGACTTAGCAAATTGAACTAACGTCGGAAGCTTGTTTGGTAGCCTTTTTATGTCTTCCCACTTGACTTGACCATTATTATAATGCGGTAACTTAACATCTTCGTATGGCTCAACATTGAAGAAGTCTTCTAACTCTTGGCAAAACTCTGGTTTGTATTTACTCGGTCTTCCCATAATCTCCCTTGGTAAAACAAAAAAAGCCAAACTCCGTGTAGGAATCTGGCTTTGCCACAAATAAACAATTTATCGTCATAGAAACATTATATCATAAGTCAACCCTTTGTCTGCAAAATTTTGCAAAATAATTTATCTGTTTATTTTTAACCAATGTAAATATTCTATAATCTCATTTATCGCTTCTGCCAAAATCTGAAAAGAAACATTAGCATTTGGCTCTACATTCAATTTTTTCGGCTTTGCCTATTTTATGAGGCAAACCGCAGGCCGGACAACTTTTTGTCCCTGGGTTAACCCTTGATTCATTTCTCTTGTCTTCATCAAACAATACCCCACAAGTTGGGCAGATAACTATTTTCGGCATTGCTTCCCGATTTCCTCTCTTAAATGGTACCCTCTCGAAGAATTAACAAGATAAATCGTTGACAGAGTTTTAACCTCAACATCAACCATAGATTCAATCAGCTTGAAGGTTTCCTCGCACTCCTTCTTTTTGCCTTTTACTGTAATTCT